GACCGGCAGCGGCATCGGCGGTTTCAGCGGACCTGTTTGCGGTACCGGCGGCGTTCGTCGCGGTCTGGGCCGCATTGGTGGCGCCGGTCGCGGCATTATCGGCCTTCGTGGCGGCAGCGTTAGCCACCGCCGCCGCGTCCTCCGCGGGTTTCCGGAGCAACGCCACCGGCGCAAGCACGACCTCCTGGCCGCGCATCGCAGGAAGGCTCTTGATATTGTCCAGCGAGGTGACCTCGGCCAGTTCATCGACACTCTGGCTCTCAGACTTGATGGAGTTCAGGATGTCCTTTTTCAATTCGTTCTTTTCCGATTCTGTCAGTGCCATAAATTATTCCTCCTTAACTTCTTTAACTGTATCAAGCATATCGATAATAGCGTCGCCCACGGAAGGGACGCAAAGGTTCACGGCGGCAAAACGCACCAGTTTCTCGTCCTCGGCATCCAGTTCCATATTCCCCTCGCTGTTGAATATCTTAAGGGCGAGGTTCTTGGCACGGACACCGTTTACACGGGTGTACAGCACGTCGGCAAAGGACTCGCGGGCGTCACCCGTTACCGTTTCCTTACGGGATATGCCGGTATAGACCGGCAACTGTTTGAAATTGATTCTTACCATATTTTTTATGTTTTACGATCCAATACTTGCGCGTAATAGTTACCGCCGTCATAAATCAGCAGCAGTTCCAGGACATCACCGGCGGCCATCTCTATATCGTTGCCATAATGCCCGCCGTTGTTGTTGCGGAAATACAGCGAGGACTGCCCGCTCTGGAAGGTGACCAGGAAACTCTGGCTGTTCTCATAACGGGCAACAAGACGCACGAACACGGCAAACACACCGGTGGAGTTCATCACCTGCTTCATGACGGAAAGCGTGGGAAGATAGACGTACCGTTTCACGGTGTTGTATATCAGCTGTGTGGTGCCGAAAGAGAAGTCCAGCACGGTCACCGAGTTGGCGTCGTTAAAGTGGCCGGAAGAGAGAAGCCCGCCCTGGCAGACAATAGCGCCTTCCGTATAAAGAGCCACATCACGGTTTATCACATTGTCACTGATGATCTTTACAGCGGGAAGATAATAATCGCCCGAAGAGGGGTTCATCTGACGGTAAAAATACCCGGCACAGTTGCAAAGTGATGAAGAACCGGTAAGCGTGGGATCGGCGCCGTTGCCGATGGCCACCTTGACATTGGCGATATCTCCCGGCGAAAAATAGCCTTCCTCGGACTGCAACCGGATAAGCCCCGGACGGATGGCAGCCAGATCCTGCTTGTAAACGGGATCGGTCCATTTGGACAGGTCACCGTAATAAAGCCCCTGGCTGTCGATGGAGAAGTAACCGATCTTCCCAGTGGTGGCCTGTATCTCACCGAAAAACTTGCCGTTCCGGCTCTCGATGCTGCCGTCGGCCAGGATCTTGAAATTCTCGTTGGCAGTCACAAGCCCCTCCAGCTTGATATGGTCACCCGTCAGCTTCACGACACTGATACGGTTGCCGTCAGCGTCCGTCTCGTCCACGCTCACACCGATAAGCGCCAGCTTGCCGTCAGCGTCCTGAGCGTAGATGCCCGCACCTTCAGGTTTCACAACAAGCCCGGTTTCCTGCAGGAAATTCTCGTCCCTGTCAAAGACAGCCGCCGATATCTTCACCAGACGCTCCGACTGCTCGAAAAGCGTTTTATAACGGTGCGCCAGCGATTCCACGCGGTCGGTAGAGAGTATGAGCATGTACAGGTAGATGTCACCGGTGAAAGACAGCTTGAAGTCTCCCGTACCGTTCCAAAGGCCGCTACAGGTATATTGCACGTAGCCGTCAGTCACGGGCAGTTCCTCTTCCACTTCCATGCTGTTGAAGTTGGCGAACCCCGTCTTGTCAACACCCACGAACTCCACCCGCAGGGTCCCCCCGGTTGCACAACGGTAAAAGAAGGTCAGGTACACCGGGACGGCTTCCTTCTCCCCGCTGCCGTTTTCAGGCATGGAGGGGATGCTTTTCAGGTTCGCGCGTTTCTGTAAGATGTACTTGTTACGAATACGCACGACCTTACGGCCGTCATCCTCGGTCACACTCACGCCGTCACCTTTCTTCGTCAGCACGTTGCCGTTCGCCCAGACCCACCGGTTCCCCACAAGGAAGAACACCGTCTCGTTCTCCGTGTTCCATTTCATAAGGCCGTCGTCAAAGGCGGGGTTATTCAGGTACCCGCGGTCGGTGGCGAAGTCCTGGCGCAGGGCGGTCACCACACTGGTGATACGTCCCTCGACGATCTCGAATTTTGTCTTGATATCCTCGCCTGTCACCAAAAGGAATGTCCCGCGCAGGTAGGCGTTGTCGCTGTAAAGACCGTTGCCGTGCGGCTGGTTGTCGGCGGGGAACCAGTCGTCGCTGATGCCATCCAGGTTACCCAGGCGGGCACGAAGGCAGCCGGTGAAGTTTTTCGCCTTCACGCCGTCCATCACGTCCATGCGGGGCTGCCCGTCCTCGGTGGCGGATATCAGGATCAGGTTCTGGCGCAACGGGTTTTCCGTATTACCCATCAGCACACATTCGTCACCGGGGGCAGGAAGGGAAGTTCCGAACTCATCCACGCCCACGAGGATGGAATCACCCTCCACGCCGGCAACCTCCACCCAGTAGCCTTTCAGGTTCCCGCCGGTAAACGTGGCGCAGCGCATCAGGTCATGAGCCCGGAAGGTATTCGCCTGCTCGAAGGTGATTTTATAAAAGCCGTCCTCCGGAACGGCGGTCTTTATCTTGCCATTGGCGGCGGACACACAGAGCTGGCCGCCCACGCTGCGAACCTTCTCGATAAGCAGTTCCAGCACCACCATGACCCGGCGCACCGTCAGCTTGTCGATGGTAAGGTGCGAAAGGGCGTCCTCCATCCACAACCGCCAGCCCTCACCCAAAAGGCCGTCCACGAATTTCGGGCTGCGAAGAAGCTCACGCACGACAAGGGTCAGCAGTTCGGCGTTGCCCTTGCCGTCGATGTGGCCGTTCTCCTCCGGACCGATGCCGACGCCCTCCTCGAAGGTGATTTTCTTTTTCGCGCGGTCGGCCTTCTTCTTGCTGATGAACTCCGCCTGGCTTCTTCTGGCCGAGAAAAGGTTGTTGTCGGTGGGAAGCGTGTTATCCCAGCTCCTTATGATGTCGGGAAGGTTCGCGCCGGCCGTTCTGGTATAATTCCTCACCTCCTCGATACTCCCCTTCAGGCTTTCCATCACGCCGGTGGAAAGCGCGTCACCGATTTCAAGGTCCACCTGTGAGGGGAGCGCCACCTTCCGCGTGATTTTCGTGATACGGCTCAAACGGTAGCCCGTTTCCGGGAAATACTCCGTGCTTTCCAACCGGACGCGGCGGCCCGGGTAAAGGTCTATCCCGTTACGCTCGACATACACGTGGTCCGTCGGGCCCTTGTACACGGAAACGTCGACGGCGTTCTCCGCGTTGTACCTGTTCACCGCCGTCAGGTATTCCTCCTCGGCAAGCGCGTAGTATTCGTCAGGCATGCGGATATTCCAGAGGATATACCTGTCACCCGCTTTCGGGACAAGGCGGTCACCGGGAAGCTGCGTGTCGTCATCATACGGCCAGATGGTGATGATCTCGAACTCGCGGGTGTCACTGTCGAAGTTCACCTCGAAATAGTAGGTGCCGTCCTCTTCCTCGCCAAGACCGGCAAGTTCGCCACCTTCCTGGAAGGAGACACGTTTCACCTTGCCGGCAAGTTCGTAAGCGTTGGGATCGAAGTTCAGCGTGTCATCCCGGAAATACCAGATCACGAAAGGGTTGCCGTCCTCATCCGTCACCTGCGCGCTGCGTACAGAGGTCACGGTACCCACGCGGCGGGGATAGATATCCGCGAAGGCGTCCTTCTCGTAGTGGTGGTGGATGCCGTACTTGTCCGTGTCCACATCCACATATTTGGCACCGTCGGGAAGCTGGAGGCGGCTGTGGCCGTATTTCTCCGGGTCGATGTTCCGGGAACTGCCGATCGGAAACAGGCGGGTGTAGAACTTCGCGCCGTCGGCCTTGTCGCGGGAAAGCTCCGTCAGCCCTTTGCCGTAGGACAGGGTAACCTCCTCACCGTGTTCGCAACGGCAGAGGTTCACAGTCTGGCCTTCCACCCACCACTCGGCACCCGGCACCTTGCCGGCAAGTTCCTTCAGCGCGTCGGGGCAGTACTTCCCCTCGTAGTCGATGCCCACGTTCTCGGTACCTTCCACACGCCCCACTTTCCAATCGGTGATGCCGCCCATGCCATCATTGATGGACTTCACGATCAGGGCCATGTGTTCCCGGGGCGGGGCGGTCAGCGTGAACACCGGCTCCGGGTCGCCGTCCACCACGTTCAGGACGAGGAAACGTCTCATCAGGCTCTCGATGCCGTAGAACTTCACATCGTATTTCCACTCCTGCGTGCTGCGTTCGTCCGGAAGGTAACGCTCCTGGAGCCAGTAGCGCTCGCCCTCGAAATCCACGTAGTCGTTCACCTCAAGCGCCACATACTCGTACAGGGTGAAGGAGAGCGTCAGCACGTTGTCCGACTGGATCGCCTTCACCTGCGTCGAGCTGTCGTCCGGGGAAAGGACCGCCTTCGCCTGCCTGTTACTGTCATATACCGTTAAAAGCATGTTCGAATGGTGTTTGAACGTTGTTTAAATGATTGGTTCGGGTTCGCGGAATTTCACCTTGAAGCGGCCGGCCTGCACGCCTTCCCGCCAGAGGTAGGTCAGCGGGGTGAAGCCGGGGCAATCCAGGTAATGCACGCGAAGCGTCAGCTCCAGCTGCGGGAAATACAGCGAGAGCCACCCCTTGTCGCCGGTTTTCAGGAAGGAGATGAAGGACATGTATTTCTTCAGCCACTCCCCTTTACCCGGGGCATACAGGGCAAAGGTCAGCGTGATGTCGCGCGCCTCGTTGGCCACTGTCAGAATGTCGGAATATTTCTCCCCGTTCTCCTCGCGTATGTCCACGGCGGTGTGCGCTTTCGTCTTGCTCGCGGCAAGGATGGCCTTCAGGTTGTCACGCCCGCCGCGCTTCTCTTCAGTCAGGAATACGCCGTACTCCGTCCAGATATCGGTGCCGTTGATAAGGAACAGCCCGCCCATGATTGGTTCCATGCTCATGATGATTTCATTCTTAGTCCGTCACGTATGATTCGTTTTATATCTTCCTTTATCTCGCCGAGGAAACCGGCGCTTTTACCGGTATTCTCCGCGATCTTTGCCAGGTGTCCCTCGGCGCTGGCCATGCGGCCCGCCACGTCCTCGGTCTTTTCGTCAATGCTTACCCAATGGTTCAGGCCCGAAGTGAACATGCCCTCCAGTTTAGTGCCCTGGTCCTGCGACATGGCCGAGAAGCCGCCGGCGCGGCCGGTCTGCGTTGTGGACTTGCCCTCCTCCGTGATGCCGGCAGTGTCAAACATCTCCTCCTTCTTGGCACGGGCACGCTCGAAAATATCCGAGTACCGGGTGCGCAACGTGTCGGCTTCCTCTTTCGACAGGATACCGTCGCTCATGAACTCGGCGAACGTCTCCTGCCATTTCTTCAGCTCGTCCGAATAGGTGCCGTTCACGATGGACTTCAGGATGGCGTTCTCCATGAACTCGTCCACGCTCGCGATCACGTCTTTCGAGTCCGTCTCGAAATCCTTCAGCAGGTCCTTCATGCCGCTGCGGATACCGTCGAAAGAGGTGTCCGTGATGGCTTCCTGCCATTGCCTCTGGAGTTCCAGCAGCGTGTTCGCGTCAGAGACGTACTCGTCAAGCCACTGGCTCTGGTCGTACTTGCCCGAATGGAGTTTCTCCCAGATGTCCGGAAGTTCCTGGAGCCGGGCCAGCTCCTCGGGGGAAAGGCTCCAGAGGGAACCGGTATCCCGCACCGATTTGCCCAGGTAGGCGGAAACCGTGTCCCAGTCACCGCTGCCCATGGCCTTGCCGATGTAGTAGTTGTTCGAGTGGTGCGAACTGTGGTATCCCATCTTTGCCGCGAGCATCTGGCGGTCGTTCTCGATCTTCTGCTTCTGTTTGTCGTAAGCACTCCGGTAATACTCGGTGGAACGTGCACCGCCGGAGCTGGCCATCTCGTCGGTCAGCTTCTCGATGGCGGTGGTCAGGTACTTGTTCGATTCGGTCAGCCGCTCCACCAGCGCGTTCACCTCCCTGGCGTTGCCGTGCGAGGAGAACAGGCCGAAGGTCACCGTGTCCAGGATGTCCCTCACCCCGTAGAAAAGCGAGCTGCCGATCTGCGTGAACAGTTCACCGGAAAGGATGTTCTCCAGGATACCGTTCACCGCACCGAGCACGGAATCAAGGATACCGCTTACCAGCGTACCGATTCCTTCCTTCAGCACGTCAAGGATGGAAAGCACCGCCGCGATGATCTGCCCGATGATGCCGCCGTTTGAAAACGTCTCGGCAAGGGTGCCGCCCACGCTGCCCATCACACCGCCCATGTTCTTCGTCGCCTCGCCCAGTTTGCCGAGCCCCTGGGCCATGCCGGCAAGGGAACCGGACTTCAGGCTCTGGAGCCCCTCGGCAAGCCCGGTGAGGGATGAAACGGCGTTCGTGCTGGACGTGCGAAGGTCCTGGGCCGCCTTGTCGTTCGCCTCTGTCAGGGTGGCCACGCTCGCCGAGGCGGCGTCGAAAGCTTCCTGCGCGGTAGCCACCAGTTCTTCCGCTTCCTTCATGGCGGAGAGGTCACCGCTTTCAGCGGCTTTCTTCTGTTTTTCCTGCGCCACCACCAAAGCGTCAGCGGCGGCCTTCTCCCTTTCCTTGGCCTCTGTCAGCTCACGCAGCGTCGTCTGGTAGGCGGAAAGGTCACGGGAAACGTCCTTGAACATGTTCCGGTTAATACCGCCCGCGCTCCGGTCCTCCAGCTTCGCGATCAGCTCGCTGATCACCTGTTTGTCCTCGGCACCGGCATTCCGGTACTCGTCGGAGGCGGCATACTTCCGCAGCTTCGCCAGCGTGGGACGCAGCTGCTCTTCAAGCAGCCCGCCGAAATTGCCGAAAAGACCGTCCCAGTCGATATCCGCCTTCAGGCTCGCAATCTCGGCGGCGGCAGTCTCTTCTTTCTGCTGGCGGCCAAGGCGTAGCACCTCACCCAAGTTGCCCGCCTCCTGCGCTTTGCGGATTTTCTCCGCGTATTCCTGGGCGATGGCCAGCTTCTTCTGCTGGTACGTGCCATATTCCTTCAGGTAGTCGAGCATAGACTGGCGCGCCGCATCGTTCTCCTCCTTGGCCAGGTCCGCAAAACCCTTGTCACGAGCCGCGGCGGCATTCGCATAGAGCGAGGAGATCTCACCGGACACCGTCACGGGAACATCATAGTAACGCTCCTGGAGGTGGTGGAGCAGATCGCCGTCTTTGCCGTCCAGAGAGGCGTCCACCTTGATGACAAGCCCCTTGCTGTCAGCCGACAGGATATCCTCCGCGCCGGAAAGGACGGTGTCGATGTATTCCTCCAGCTCGCCGGGGGAGAGCACCGTACCGTCGGGAAGGATGGGGGTGACAAGAATCTCGTGCCTCTCACCGCCGGAATCCTCGATCCCGAACTGGCTGCTGTAAACGGTGGCGATACCCTCGCCGGCATCCTCCCAGCCCTTGCGGACCAGCTCCGCAGCGTCAACAAGCGGACGCGCCAGCACGTCCACGTTGCCCCCGCCGAAAAGTTTGAACATCCTATCCCCGATGCCGTCCGTATCGTGCAGCTTCAGGAGCTCGCGTTCCTTCTGTTTGACCGTGCCGATCTCACGCTCATAGTCAAGATCCAGCTGCCGACGCCGTTTCTCACTGGTCTCCTTCAGAAGGTCAAACTCCGCCTGCCGGTTTTCAAGACGGAGAAGGCGGAGTTTCTCGGCGCGCTGCTGCGCCATCTGGAGTTCTTTCTTCTCCTCCTTGCTATGGTCCTCCGGCTTCGCATGGTCACCCAGGTCGAACTCCTTGCCGATATTCAGATACTCCTCCTGCAGCTTACGCGCCTCGGCCAGATAGTCGTCGCGGACTTTCTCCGCCTCACGCAACGCCTTTTCCTTAGCCTCCTTGTTGTATTCCGAGATCAGAGCCTGCGCGTCCACCTGCCCGTGTGACTCGCTCTGGGCCATGTAAAGCCCCATACGTGCGAACCAGCCCATCGAGCCGTCCACGTCTTCAGGCCGGCTCGCCTTGATCTCGTTCACCTTCTCGTCAGCCTCCGTGGCCTTGTTCACCAGGCTTTGCACCTTGGCCTGGAGGAAAAGCATCTGGATGTATTTCTCACCCTTCTGCTGGAGGATATCGTACCACTGGGCGATCGTGTCGTAATACCCGAAACTCTCGCCGTACTTGCGGTTCAGTTCCTCCACCTTCGCCTTCTCCTCGTCCTTCGTGCCGGTGAACTTCTTCAGGCTCGCCAGCGTGCTCTCGATCTCGAAACGGGTCTTGATCATCTGTGCGCGGCCGTCGGACTCGATTTTTACCCGTTCTTTCGCTTTTTCCGCCGCTTTTTCCTGCGCGTCACTGTATTTGTCCCAAAGGACAATAATTCCCGTTATTACGGCTGAAAGGCCCAACGTAAGCGTGGCCATCAGGGCCTGCGCGGCACCGGTGGAAATGCCCAAGGCGACAGCCAGCCGGGTATTGGCGGCTGTCAGCAGGTTCTTCATCTTCACGACCGTCACCAGGCGGAAGGCGGAGTCCTTGTTCAGGGTATTGAACACCTGCTGGAGCCCCATCGTGATGGCCATCACGCTCTGGACGCGGGTCTGTATTTTCGCCAGGTTCTCGTTCTCCGAGGCGAAAAGCGACAGCGCGCCGGTGGCTGTGGTGAACAGACCGGCAAGGCCGCTCACGCCGGACATGAATCCCTGGAGGTTCGCGTCATCGTGAGAGAGGATCTTCGTCTGGGTGTTCAGATCGGCAAGCGTGTCGGAAAGAAGAGCGGCCTGCTGTGCCATCTTCCGGTACTCCTCGGTGTCCTGTTTCCCTTCCAGCCGCAGGCGGGCCATGTTGTCCTGGAGCTCACGCAGCTGCATGGAAAGGCGTTTGCTGCTTGCACGCGTCTTCTCCTGTTCAGCTTGGAGCCCGGCAAGGGAACCCTTTTCCTCTTCAAGCGCTTTCTTCGCGGCGTTCAGTTCATCCAGGGCGGCTACCTTCGCCTTGCCGGGTGCGGCCCCCTGGTAGGCTTTCTCCAGCGACTTGATGTCGCTTTCAATCTGCCCGATGACTTCCTTCTGCTCCCGGATCTTGTCGGTCAAGCTCTTGCTGCCGGCGGCGGCCCGTTCTTCCTCCAGGGAGATACGCTCGTACTCCTTACGGAGGTTCCGGACGCTCTTCTCCGCCTCGCGGTGCTCCTTTTCAAGCCCTTCAAGGGCGGCACGCTCTTCATCCAGGACCTTGCGGCAGGCCGCCAC